CTGGACCCACTGGACCTACTGGACCTACTGGACCTACTGGACCCACTGGACCTAGTGGACCTACTGGACCTACTGGACCTACTGGACCTACTGGACCTACTGGTCCGACTGGACTTATTGGACCTACTGGCCCAACTGGACCTATTGGACCTACTGGAGTTACTGGACCTACTGGACCAGTCGGACCTACTGGCCCAACTGGACTTATTGGACCAACTGGACCTACTGGACCTACGGGTTATGCTAATGGTTTATTGGGATTCACTGGTCCTACAGGTATATTAGGACCTACTGGACCATCAGGACCAACTGGTCCTACAGGACTTACTGGACCTACTGGACCTACTGGACCATATATTGGACACACTGGACCTACTGGACCAGATGGACCTACTGGACCTACTGGACCTACGGGAGGAACTGGACCTACTGGACCTACTGGACCTACTGGACCTACTGGACCAACTGGACTTACTGGACCTACAGGTCCAACTGGACCTACTGGACTTACAGGACCTACTGGACCTACTGGACCAGTTGGACCTACTGGACCTACTGGTCAGACTGGACATCCTGGACCAACTGGACCTACTGGACCTGCTGGTCATATTGGTATAACTGGACCTACTGGACCTACTGGACCTACTGGTATAACTGGACCTACTGGTCCCACAGGACCTACTGGACCTAGAGGACCCCAAGGACCTCTGGGGCCTAATACACTTTTAAATGGAACATTTAGTTATTTTGTACCTCCTAGAAGATTAGATGCAGATTTACGATGGAATGGTTCCCAAAATCTATCTGTTACTACCGATGGCGATGATGTCGGTTTTCTTAGAGGTGGATGGGGTTATGTTAATGGTTTAAATCATAATGGAGCTACATGGGCAACTATTGGTGGCTCAAATAATTATTGGTCTTCTGGGACATTTGGTTTTAATCCAGGACTTGCTCCTACAGGAGGAAAACCTTCACGGTGTCCAGCAAATGACTGGGGACAATTAGGTAATAGTTATCACTTAAATAATAAACCACCACCTCAATATGTAAGTGATAGTATTTCACCACCTGGTGGATGGCCATATGGAGCACATAATTATAATCAAAAAAATATGAATTGGGGTTACTGGTATCCAGAACCAGGAGAAACAAGAAAATTAATGATTACTGTTCAAATATATAGAGGATGGCAACAGACAGGTACTTGGGGTGACCAGACTCCACCTTTTGGTCAAGTTGGTTCCCAAAATGTAATAGGTAATTTTTTTAAATTAAAATACCAAATTAATCCAACACGTACATATGCTGCACCAGATGACCCATTTTGGCAAGATACTTTATATGAAATACCAACTTTAAATAGTTTTAGCCGCCATCAGTCTATTTTAACAGCAGGTCCACAATACTTAGAAAGAACTGGTGCCTTTAATTCAAAAGGATATCAACATTCTGTTATGGGAGGTGGAATATGGATATATACTACTTATGTTGATATGACTGAACAAAATGTTGCTGCTGGTTCATTTCGTTTTAGTATATTTTTATGTGGAATAAATGCTAATCATGAAGGAAGTCAAAATATTACTCAATCAGTTGATCTAGGCGACGCGCCGGACGGCGATCTATATTTTGAATATATGTTTAATGCAGGTACAATATTTCAAATGGGTTTTGCTCCTGGTTGGGAAGGGCAAGTAGCTATTCCAAGTCCACAGGTAAATGGTTTTTATGGTTATCAACAATATTTAACTGGTAAACAATTTTTTTCTCCAGCACCTAGTATATGGTTGGTTGAACCAGTGGCAGATGGACAAATGACGGCGACAACTGATGGTGGGGTGCAATATTCTGTTTCTCAATTGCAATTAATAGAAGGAGATGATTTCATATAATAAATATTATATTAGTTATTTTTATAATATTTATAAATTAGAACATACTTTGTTAAATTTCCAAAGATATATTATATTTTTTTGTTAATTTTTAATTTAGTTTTTAGTTTGTTTTTTAGTTTATTTTTTAGTTTGTTTTTTAGTTTGTTTTTTAGTTTGTTTTTTAGTTTGTTTTTTAGTTTGTTTTTTCGTTATTTTTTTTGTTAGTTTTTTAGTTTGATAATTTAATTCAGTTGGTACATATCTTAAAAACCATTCTTCATATTCTTTACTATTTTTATTATTTTTTAATTTTTTGAATTTATCAGCTTTTTCAGCTCTTATTTTTTCTAATGTTTCTTGTTCACCATAACAATTCAAACTAAATCTTTTTAATAAACCTTTTTGTTCTAATCTATTTTTTGCTTGCACTTGAAATAAATATTGTGCCATACATAATAGTCTATTATTATCATAATATGGTCTGTTAGCATATAAAAATGCTAGATAAAAACTTAACATAGTATCTATAGTGGCTACTTTAATAATTCTATTATGAATTTTAATAGTATTATAAGAATGACAAGCTAAAGGTTCATATATAAAGACAATAGTATCTTTATCAATACTAATCTCATAATGTGGTGCAATAATTTCGCCAATACCTGGTCTTTGTATAATTTGTGAATTTAAACCTGCTTTTTTCAATCTTTGAGAAATAATAATAGCAGATTGTTTTGGTTCTGTAGATAATACATCAAAATCTGGAATATTTGAAATTTGTTTTATTATTTTTTTGGGCATATATTTTCCATAAAGTGAAATTGCATATCCACCAAAAAATACTAATCCTTCATCAATAATAGCATTTTTTGTGATGTTATATATATTATTTTTTTTATCAATATCAATATCTATATTTTCAAAATCACGCATAAATGTTAAACTATCACAATTTTTATTTCTAATAGGATAATGTTTATTTAATAAAATAAGTCTTTTTAATACTTTTTCCCATCTACTGACATCACCTTTTGGACGAGATAATTCTAAATACATTGCCATTCGTAAGTAATTTGGTGGAGCATATAAAATATTCTTAACTTTAATAGCTTCTTTACTAATTGCTTTAAATAATTCCTTACTTAATTGAGTAATGTCCGCAACAGGAATAAAATTTACAAACACTTTATATGTTCCATGATGCATTCCTGCTTTGGCTTCAACTTCACTATAACCATTATCATAATATATATTAGCTAATTCTTTTGCATGTTCTAAGGCATTATCAGAAAAAAAATCATAATCTGGTATTTCTAACTCTTTATTATAGAATTGATCTTTTGCTGGTAATATATTATTTATTGCTGTACCACCATAGCATACACATTTTTTTTCTATAATGAAATTTTCAAGAATTTTAATAATATTTTTAACAGTTTCAGATTGTACTAATTTTTTAGCAGATATTTCTTGTGCTTTATCTACTGCTTCTCTTAATATTTGTAATTCTTTATCTTTATATGCCAATGTCATATATATATAATATATATTATATAGAAATATTAATAGGTATATTACTTGGCATTAGTATTTTTCTTTCTTTATAAGAATATGCAGCAGGTGGATCAGGAGGCTCAATAATTGTTGCTTGTATACTTCTTTGATTATCCGGTTTTAACACAAATGCAGAACCATTATCATCAAATTTTTCATTATAAATTTCTAAATTTGCATCAAAATTTTGAAATGACATAGCTACAATTTGACATCCCATTTTCCAAGGAATTAGGGCAGATGGATTTTTTGGAATACTACCTAATTCTGGATAGCAAATAGTCATAGTTTTTTTATTATGTTGTATCATTTCATTCATACTTGGAGCAAAAGATATTTCATTATACGGTAAAGCTCTCATAAAATTACTATTACTAGCAATATTTACATATTCATCTAATTCAGTTTTTTCAAATAAAGCATTAGATTTATCAACAATAATTACAACCTTACCCATTAAATATTTTAATTCTATCTCTCCTAAATTTTTTCCATTATTTTCATAACTATATTTTTTTCCTAATACTCTTTGCTCTAAATTTCTATATATACTATTTGCCATAGTTTTATAAATAGGTTTATTTTTACTCATAATTCTTAAATGAATTAATAGTGGATCTCCCGAATTTGGACAAGCAGAACCTGAAAATGGATAAGTTCCTAGTATATTCATTACATCACCAAAAGGAATACTATTATAAGTTTCTTTTATATTAAAATCATTTACAGAAGATACTGCAATAACTGGCTCATTATTAACAGAATATACTGCAAAGTCTAAAAATCTACAACCTTGTTTAATACAATTTTTTAAGGCACAAAGATTAACATAATCATTCTTAAATTGACCTGCAGCACAAGAATTAAAAGAAGATTTAATATAATAATTTCTTAGTCGTCCTATATCATTAAAAGCATCAAATTTATACTTAGGATTTTGTAAACTAATTGTAGAAATTAATGGAAAATCTTTATATAAATTATTCATATTAGTACAATTTCTTGCATTTAAAGTCATTTTATTGGAAATATATGCTAAAACTAAAAATACTATAGTTGCTCCAATAATAAAAACTATAGTTTGACCTAATTTACCCATTGAGTTGAGATTATTTAAATTTTCTGTTCCAAATTTTTTAATTTTATCTAACATACTTACTTATATTAAATAATAATATTAAATCATTTCAAAGAAAGTTAAATAATATTATATAATATTATATAATGCCAGGTGGACTATTAAATCTTATATCTTATGGTAATCAAAATATTATATTGAATGGTAATCCTTCCAAAACATTTTTTAAGTGTGTTTATTCAAAATATACAAATTTTGGTTTACAAAAATTTAGAATTGATTATGAGGGACTACGTAATATTAGAGAGACAGAAACTTCTAGATTTAAATTTAAAATACCACGTTACGGTGATTTATTAATGGATACCTATTTAGTAATTAACTTACCAAACATATGGAGCCCTATTTTACCTCCTACAACAGATAATAGTTCTATAAAACAAACCATAACTGATATATGGAAACCTTATGAATTTAAATGGATTAAAGATTTGGGGACGCAACTTATTGAACGTGTGCGTTTTACTGTTGGGAATTCAACTATTCAGGAATTTACTGGACAATATCTTAAATGTATGGTAGAGAGAGATTTTGATAATACAAAAAAAGATTTATATGATAGAATGACTGGTAATATACCAGAATTAAATGACCCTGCAAATGCTTTTCAACGTAATGGATATTATCCTAATGTTTATCCTACAAATATTCCTAATTATAATTCACTTGGACCAGAACCATCTATTAGAGCAAGAAAACTTTATATACCATTAAATATTTGGTTTACATTAGCTTCTCAAATGGCTTTTCCTTTAGTTAGTTTACAATATCAAGAATTTTATATTGAAGTTGATATTAGACCTTTAAATGAATTATTTACTGTTAGAGATATGGAAACTGTTGTAAATCCTACAACAAATTCTCCTTTTTTACCTGCACCTGACAATGGTTGGGAAAATCTTCCTACATCATCTGTAACTATTGGACCACATATTAAACCGGATTTTAGTAATCAGCTTTATCAATTTTATAGATTTTTACAACCACCACCTTCATTTATTAATATAAAAAATAAAGTGCATATTGTGGTTGGTGCTGGTACGATAACAAACACGGAATCAGCTTTTGTTTATTCCTTAGATGGTAAAAATTGGATAGATAGTCCAGAACAATCTATATTTTCTTATATAATATCTATTTCTTCAAATAAAGATAATTTTTTTGTTGCTATGGGTAGAAAATCAAATAATATTGATAATGCTAATGAATTTGCATATTCTAGTGATGGAAAAAATTGGTTACCAAGTCCTACACCTGTTGGTAGTATATTTACATTAAGGGGTTTCGGACAAATTGAATATGGTAATAATATGTGGGTTGCTGTAGGACAGCAGAGTACTTTTGCTCCAGGTACAGGTAATCAGTTTGCATATTCATTTGATGGAAAAAATTGGGTGACTAGTCCTACTCCAGAATATAGTATATTTCTTGGTGGTACGACTGTAAAATACGCAAATGGTATTTGGGTTGCTGGTGGAATTCCAAATGACCCTCTTACCCCACCTATAGTAAATACACGAAACCGATTTGCCTATTCATTTGATGGAATTAACTGGCAAGCAAGTCCTACTCCTACTCCTGTTGATAAAATCTATGCCGTTGTGGTATCAATTGAATATGGTAATAATTTATGGGTTGCTACTCAATCTAGTGGAGTAACTGGTGATCATATAACTGAAACTGCTTATTCAACTGATGGTATTAATTGGGTAGCAAATCCTGTACCAAATATTATCAGTGAATGGGCATATGGTGGTTTAGCATATGGAAATGGTGTATGGGTTAGTATTGGATCATCTTACGACCCTGGACAATCTCCTATTGGTAATGAATTATCATATTCTTTAAATGGAAAAGATTGGTTACCAGCAGAAACGCCACGAAGAACTATTTTTAATCCTCCAATGGTTGGTAATGCTGCTGGTTACGGTAGTGTCGGTGAGATTATGTGGGATGATAATTTACAATTATTTATTGCTACATCAAGGGCTAGCGATGAAATCCAATCTAATGAATTTGCATATTCTAGTGATGGAAAAAATTGGTTACCAAGTCCAACAGTTCAAGGTAGTTTAGTTGAAATTGGCTCAGCTTTGGGAAATGGCTATTATTATGAAGATACTAATTCAGTATTAGAAGATTGGAAAGATAAAAATACTATTTGGAATACTGATATTCATTTAGAAAGTACATATGCTTTTTTAACAGATGAAGAAGTTAAAACATTTGCTGCAAATGAACAAAAATATCTTATTAAACAAGCATATCATTACATTCATGATAATATTGTAGATTCAGCAAAACCTTCATTAATATCAAGTTTAGGAATGGTAACAAATTGGATGTGGTATTTTCAAAGAAATGATGTAAATTTACGTAATCAATGGTCTAATTATACAAATTGGGAATATGATTATCAACCATATTCAGTTGTAGATCCTAGTGGTTGTTTTGATTTAAATGGTACACCCACTTTAGGTACACCTAATGCACCACTTGTTACTGTAATTAGTAGTGGAGGTTCAACACAACAAGTAAATCCAGCTAATAATCCAGGTGGATTTAATACTGGTTATAAAATAACTGGTAATTATCAATTAGCTAATCAAAAAACTATTATGCGAACTTGGGGATTATTATTAAATGGTAAATATAGAGAGACTATACAAGATGCTGGTGTATTAGATTATATAGAAAAATATACTAGAACTTCGGGTAATGCACCAGATGGATTATATTGTTATAATTTCTGCTTACATACAAATCCTTTTGATTTTCAGCCAAGTGGAGCTATTAATATTAGTAAATTTAATCAAATAGAATTTGAATTGACTACATATCCACCTCCTTTAAATCCAAATTCTCAAAGAATAGATATATGTGATGCAAGTGGTAACAGTATTGGTGTAGATAAACCTGTTTGGAATATATATAATTATACTTATAATTTAAATATATTAGAAGAAAGATATAATATATTATCTTTTATTGGTGGTAATGCGTCTTTAATGTATGCTCGTTAATATAATATTATGATTAATAAAAGTTAAATATTATTATTATATACTTATAATAATAATAATGGGTGGAGGTCTATTAAATCTTATATCTTATGGTAATCAAAATATTATTTTGAGTGGTAATCCTTCCAAAACATTTTTCAAGTGTGTTTATTCAAAATATACTAATTTTGGTTTGCAAAAATTTAGAATTGACTGTGAAGGTAGTAATAGAAAACTTAGAGAAACAGAAACATCTACATTTAAATTTAAAGTACCACGTTATGCTGATTTATTAATGGATACCTATTTAGTAATGGATTTACCAAACATATGGAGCCCAATTTTACCACCTACTACGAATAATATAGATAATGTTCAACCAGATGATCCTAACATTTATCGTCTTGTTGTAGTTGGTGGTGCTTCTTTATTACAAGGAGGTGTTACTATTGCTGTATCAGATGATGGAGGTATTAATTGGGAAGCAGCTAATAGTTCTGATAATATATTTGCTGAAGGTTTTGATGTAATATGGTTAGGTAATTTAACTAATCCATTATGGGTGGCTGTTGGACAACCATATACTGGAGTTAATAATAATACAATTGTAAGATCAATAAATGGACGTGATTGGACATCTATTTCTAATACACCTTTTGGTAATAATGGTTCAGGTTATGGTATAGCTTATGATAGTAATAATAATTTATTAATATCTGTTGGTAATAATGATCCTTTAGATGTTACAAGTACATGTATTGGATATTCAAATGATTTAGGTATTACATGGACTAAAATTACTAATGCTACTGTAGATGGTATTGTAGAAACTATAAATAATATTTTTGATACTGGTGGAATTACAGCTATTTCCTATGGTAATGGAATGTGGGTTGCTGTTGGTATAACATCCGGTATAT